CCGCCCACGGCCCGACCCGCTCGTCGGATGGGTCGCCGTCCACCCAGTAGGCGACCCCGCTGTCTTGGATCCAGTTACCGTCGCCGTCCAGTTCGGGGCCGAGGATCACCTGGTCGGACGCCTTATACAGGGTCGGGTTGTTGCACGCCATGTGCAGGATCGTTTCGATGCGCTCCGCGAACTCCGGTCCCATCACCTCACGGGATGAGCCGCGCCGCCCGAACTGCGTGACCGAGTACACGTGGCGCACCACCGGCGGGTCTTCGACGAGGGGAAAGTTGCCGTGCTCGTCCTCATCGGCGCCGGTGTCAATCCAGCGGGCGATGTGCACCACCGGCCACGGCGACGGGATCAGCCCCCCAGCAAACGACATGGTTAGGGCCTGAACCGCCACACCGCCAGGAACAGCAGTTGCACGATCTGCAGCACCAGCACGATGATCAGGATGGTGTGGTCGTCCATCAGATCACGCCTCCTATCCGGTAGTTGGCGAGCCGGTTTCTCTGGTTGACGGAAAGATTGGCGCCGAAGTCCGCGCCGGGCGACAGCCGGAATCCGGGGGTGGCGATTTCTTTGATGGTGCCGGGACTGGCGGAGAACATGGTGGTTGAGGTCGCCAGTTCGTAGGCGACTTCTTTGATGTCGGCGGGCACCTCGTCGTAGCCGTGATTGAAGACGACCGACGCGATCCCGGCCTGCCACACCGGCAGATAGTAGGGGTCGTTGCCGTAGTAGTAGCCGGAATACACGTCACCCCACAGCGGAAACCCGGACCGCTGTATCCAGCCCTCCTCATCCCAGATGTAATCGGTGTCCGGGTCCAGCACGCACGGCTGGTCGCTTTTCGGGAAAACCGTCACGCTGGCGACGTCGGTGACATGCCGCGACGGCAGCATGATGATGCCCTTCGCCCCGATCGGCAGCTGCGGCTCGGTCGCGGTGATGTTCGGGTACAGATGCCAGCCGCAGTAGACGCGGATCGCGTCCCCGGCGACCTTCAAAAACCAGTCGGGATCTTTACTCTGAAACGACTGCCAGTCAGGATCGTTGGGGTCCAGCAGATCCGGTGGCTGCGGACTGGACACCGTGCTATCCCTCCGCTTGCTCTACCAGGGCGATCAGGTCGGCTTTACGGGCGCTGGAGGGATATTCAACACCCGCCGCGTCGAGCTGCGCCTTAAGTTCGGCGACGGTGAACTCCCCCAGCTCGGCCTCCTCCTCGGTCTCCTCCTCGGTCTCCTCCTCGGTCTCCGGCTCCGGTTCGGGTTCCGGTTCCGGTTCGGGTTCCGGCTCAGGTTCGGGTTCGGGTTCGGGTTCGGCGACCTCCGGCTCCGGGGCGCCCTCGACCTCGGTGTAGCGGCCCGACTCCGGCGCCCAACCCGACTCCACCTCGATGATCACATCATCAGGCCCGGAACCCAGCCCCGCCGCCAGCGCGGCCAGATGCTCAGGCACCTCCGTACCGGTCGCATCAAACACCGCCACCGCATCCCGAATCGCCTTCGCCGACGCCGCCACCGGATCACGCACATAGATGAACCCCGCTGTCGGCACCGGCGGTATCCGACCGGCGATGCCCGGCTCCGGCCCGTACGGATCAGCTTCGGGCACGGTGTGACCTTTACGACCAACAGCCATGACCGCAGATTAAGGCGCGCGGGCCGACTTCCTGCGGCGGCGCGCCGTAGCGGGGTCAGGCTTCCGCCAGCAGATCGCGGATGGCATCCAGATGGCCGACGATCTTGGCGAGCAGGTCGAGGTTGTGACGCAGTTGCCATTTCAAGAGGTATTGGGCGGCGCATAGGAAACGCGGCGCGTCCTCGCGCCACTTTCCTAACACTGTGTTGCAGTCCCTGGTGAGCAGGCCACGGATGCACTCGGGGCAGCCTCTCTGATTCTTGTGGTGAGTGTGATCGTGGGCGTGATCATGATCTATCGCCAGATCAAGTTTTCTATCGCCACCGGGATAGTTAATGACAGCCGTCTCTGGTTCTAGACAAATCGGACAGACGCCATCCTGGGCCTCCCGCATCTCCTCGTAACCTTCTGGCGACCAATCCCAGTAGCACTTTAAGGCGCGTCTGCGCTGACCCTGACCACCATCTTCTGCGTACCGGCGTCGATCATTCTCGTGCGTGCGTTCAAGGTTGCTCTGTCGCCACTCCCGCTGATATGCCGACTCACACGGCCTACATAGCGAATAGCCAGGGGTGAACTCGCTGAGTACCTTGATACGACCGCATGGCCCATGACACTTCTGGATTCCCTCATTCGCGTCGATATCGCGTAGGCGCCGCACCAGATCGCCTGGACCATACACCAGCAGCTCGGGCGCGATCTCCGCTGGAGAGTACAGAGTGCCTTGCGCAGTATCCTCGGCCATGTCGCTCCTTCGTAGCGGCCATGCCCCCGGCCTGTCTCCGCAGGTGCGGGGGTCTTGCCACTGCAACCTAACATGGTGCTCCGATAGAATCAGTACTAACACACAGCAAACTCCCCGATGTTTGCTTAACACCGGGGAGTTTGCTTATTTGGTTCTTGCTTAGCCTATTTCCGCAGGTCAGAAGGTCGGGGCCGTCAAACCTGTGATCTCAACTACCGACTGCGGGTAGCGGCCGGCCGAGAAAGCTAAGTAGTTGTAAATTTGAAGCAAAACGGTGAGGTTGTGCGCCTGGGTTTCGGGTAGCACCCTCGCCCGAATCCCGGACTCCCACAGCACGATGTCACTCGCGCGCAGCACGTAGATGATGTCGTTGGTGCCGGCGGCGGTTCCGGCGCCGGCGGTGGTGGTGATGTTGGGGTCGGTCACGACCGGCAGGCCGTGCATCTGCCCGACCACCTGTTGGGATGCGACGGCTTCCAGGACGCCGGCGGCGTTCATCGGGTTGTTGGCCTGCGGCAGGAACAGCGGCCGCTGCTGCGTGTCCACTTGTGCCAGGAACCAGCCCCACCTGCGTGGATGCATGACGATGACCTCGGGCGGCATGAAGCGGGTGGTGTGCACCGTTTGAATGGCATTAGCGATTGCCGCATAGACGCCTACGGTGGTGATCGCCGACGCCGGAATTGTGCCGATGCCCGGTGTCGCGTTCACACCGAGTACGTGACCGCCGGTGCCGGAACCGGCTAAAACTTCCTGGTCGGTGGTGGCGGCGTGGGCGGCGACCAGGTCGCGGAACACGACGTCGTCGAACGCGATCGGGGACTGGTCGATCAGCTGGATCGACACCCCCTGCTCACCGGCGATCGTGCACACCGGGGCGTTGATGAAGGTGTCGGTCAAGTCGATTTTGGCCACCGGGGTGTTGTCGGCGGGCTGGATGCCGGTCGCCGTTCCGGTCAGCAGCTTCGGGATGTTGATGGAATCGGTGCCGCCGGGTAGCGGTTGGCGTTGCACGAGGTTGGCGAATGCCCGGCCGGGACGTGCCAGCTCGATGTACTGGTCCATCAGCCAGGCAGGCGGGACCGCGTATCCACCTTGGCCGTCGATCCTGGAAATGTCGCGGTATTCCTTGTAGTCGTCGAGGGTGGCGACGTCCTGGGCGTGGCGGTACAGCCGGTCGCGGCAGGTGCCGTCGGTGTCCATGTTCAGCGAGTACTTGATCAGGTCTTTGACGTAGGAACGCTGCCGGTTGCCCTGCTGGTAGGTGGCCTGCTCGGTCACGGAGGTCAGTGCGGTGGTGGCTTTGCGGATACCGGCCAGGTTTTTCGCGATCTGCCCGGAACGTTCCACCTCGCCGCGGATCTCCTCGATCCGCTCGTCCAGGCCGATCACTTCGGCGCCTTGGCGCTTCATGTCGCCCATGTACTTGCGGTATTCGGAGAGTTCCTCGGGTTCGAGGTCCTCGCGGGCCTGCTCTTTGGCCAGCAGAAGTACCGCTTCGGCTTTCTGCTGGGAGCGGGCGCGGGTTTCGGCGGTGGCTTCGCGCCGTTTGATCAGTTGCTGAAGGAATTCTTCCAGTTGGCCGGTGGCTACCGAGGTGTCGGCGCGGCTTTCAAGCATGTCGGTCATGACGAAAATCCTTGATACAAGCCCGGTTTCGGGCATAAACGGATGGGGACGTGGCCCGAGCTGGGCGGATGGCTCGTCACCGCTCCGCGCCGTGTGGTGGGCTCGTCACCGGCACCTGGGGGCACTCGGCTGGGATTCCGGCGATCGCTTGAGCGCGCGGGAACATGCAGCCTGACGTGATTATGCAGCCCGCAGGCTGGGCTTGTTCACGCGACACGCCGTTTAGTCGGTTTCGGCTTGCTCCTCGGCTTCTTCGGCGCGTTCTTCGGCGCCGGTTTCGTCGCGTTCGTGGGCGAGTTCGGGTTCCAGCGCCGGGTCGGCGGCTAGCCGCTCCTCCGGGGTGGGCACCTGCGCCTCGACTTGGGCGTCCAGTCCGCCTTCGCCGGTGTTCTCGGTCATTGTTGTTCTCCTAGCTGGCTTGGGGTTGCATGGTGTCGGCGAATCCGGCTTCGCGCAGGGCGCGTAGCCCTTCGGTGACGGTGAACTTCTCGCCGGGTTCTTCCCCGGTCAGCGCGCGCAGTTCAGCGAGTTTCGCTGACACGTCACCGGGGGTGATCTTGTCGCCTTGCAGTTCGCCGATCTGCCGGCGCGCCTTCGACAGCAGTTTGCGTAGCTCGTCGTTGCCTGCGGCGAGTTTGTAGCAGGCCACGATGGTCGACTCCAGCGCCGAGGCTAGTCCGAGGTCAAGGCTCAACTCGGTTTCGTGTTCGTCTTCGCTTTCGTCGTAGTCGTCGACGGCGCCTTCGGCGTCGGTGCCCTCGTAGTCGCCCATCTCGGCGTGCGCGTCGGGCAGGCCGCGGCCCTCGTCATCGTCGTCGTCGCCGAAGGGTTCGGCTTTTTTGCCGCCGAAATTACCGTCGTCGTCGCGGTTGTGGGCGTGGTCGGGGTTGTCGCAGTCGGGGTCGTCGCAGGCCATGGCGTGGGTCTCCTTGTCGTAGTCCTCGTCGTGCGGGTCGATCGGATACTTGTCGGGCTGCCACACATACGGGGCGCCCTTGAACGCGTTGCCGCGGGCCGTGGCGGGCAGCGGCACCCGGGTCCCGTCCTCCAGCACGGCGACCAGGGTGGTGCCGCCGGCCGCGTTGGGCTGCAGGTCGATGTGGTCGACGTTGGTCAGCGTCGTCGCCGCCTTCGACTCGTCGCTGATCTCGATGCCGAACTGCTTGGCGGCTGAGCGGATCTTGCCCATGATCGCCGACTGCTGCGCGCTGCTGTAGCGGCCCTTGTTCTGCGCGAACCGGGCGGCGGCGTTACGCACCCGGGCGGCGGAGTTCAGCGGGTAGCGTTTCACCCCGTTGTCGCCCTTGGCGGGTTTACCCGCCGAGTCCAGGTAGCCGGGGTCGGCGAAGTTGGACACGTCGGCGTACTTTTTCGGTTTGGACGCGCGGCCATCGGACTGGGCGGCCCGCAGCACCGCCATGGCGCGCTTCACCTGTTCGCGGTCCATTTTGCGCAGCTCCAGCAGATCGTCGTTGGACAGCTGCGCCAACGCGGACACCGCCTCACTCGACAGCATCGCCGCGGTGTTGGGGTTCATCCCGTAGTTGACCACCGACACATCACCTTTCTGCAGGTTGACCTCGGTGATGGTGCGGTTGGTGTAGGACGAATCCCAGTCCTGGGCGCGGACCCGGAACGCGAAACTCATCTCGTCCATGTCGCCGCGGCGCATCTTGGGCATCAGCCGCTGCACATCCGGGTCGGTGGGGTCCAGGCTGGCGCGCACCAGCAGCCCGTGGGAATCAGCCGTCAAATCCATGGTGCCCGACTTGGTGCGGGCCAGCGGCAGCCCCTCATGGTTGAGCAGCAGCTGCACATCGGGGATCGCCCCCAACGTCTTGTCGAACGCCCGCTGGTGGATGGTCTCCACCCAGCCGCCGGCCGCCGGGCCGCCGTACACGTCGTACGGGCTGAACGTGGCGGCGTACCCCTCCAGGATGACCTGCGGCTTGTCGCCGTCGGTGCGGTACTCGAAGCGCAGCGGCTGCGCCAGGCGCCGCTGCTCGCGCACGTCGAGGATCTTGGCGCGGGAACTCAATTCGATGACACTGGCGGTCATTTCTCCTCCTGTGCTGGTCAGCTTCTCACCGGTACGCGTTGCCCGTTGCGCGGCGCGCCGCGCGGGCGACCGGCGGGTTGTTCGCCGTCCTGGTGGCCGTCGTCGTTTTCGCCGCCAGCGATCGGCGGCATCGGGAAGGTGCCCGGCTTGTCCAGCGGCGGCGGCGGGTTCATCACACCCGGCGGGGTGCCCAAAGGAACCATGGTGCCCGGATGCAGGATCACATCGCCGCCGTCGACCGGGTCCATCTCCTCCTTGGCGCGGACCTCGTTGGTGGAGATCCAGCCCGCGCCGGTGTTGCCGCCCAACGCGTCCTTGTACGCCTTGAAGCGGGCCTCGATGTCGCCGCGCAGCAGCGCGTCGAAGTCGAACTTGACGTACTGCCCGCCGGGCAGGCAGTTGTTGATGACCGATTCGATGCAGGCGGTCCACGACCGGAACGTGTACGTGATGGCGCCCAACGTGATCTGCTCCACCCCGGTGCCCCACGCGGTGGTCTCTTTGGTGTCGCCGATCAGGATCGGCGGCACCCCGTAGAGCAGGCAAAT